ATCGCGGCGCTCGAGGCGAAGATCGCCGAGCTCGGGGCCAGGATCGCCGCAGACCCAGAAGGCGAATCCGCAAAAGCCCTGAAAAATGAACGAACAGAATCGATATCTGAAAAAGCGGGCACTAAAGTCCCTAATAAATACGAGAAGCGCCGGCCTCCGAAATGGATCAAGGACCGTATCCGGTAAGGTGATTTAGGAGACGAAAGGAGCGGCCGGCCGATGAAATGGAAGTTCTTCCGTAAAGCCGTAAACAATCCGGCCGTCCGCTCGATCCTTGTCAGCCTCGCGCGTCAAGTCCAATGGACCCCAAAAAACTACACTGCGCTCGCCCAGGCCGGATATGAATCCAGCGCAGCCGTCTATGCTTGCGTATCCCTGATTTCGCGGGCGGCAGCCGGGATCGAGTGGCGCGTATTCCGCGGCGACCGTGAGGCCCCGTCCGAGCATCCGCTTCGGCGCCTCCTCGATCGCCCAGATCCCTGGACCGGCTCGCGCCGGTTCTTGACGCGGCATTTCGGTTTCCTTCTTATCGCGGGGAATTCATTCTGGATCAAACTCGGCGTCGCCGGCCGCCCGCCGATCGAGCTCTACATCCTTCGTCCGGACCGTGTCTCGATCAAGCCGAGCGGGATGAGCGCGGCCCCGATTCTGAATTATCAATACACGGTGTCCGGGAACGCGGAGTCGATAGAGCCGGCTATCGTGTATCACGCGAAGATGTTCCATCCGACGAACGACTTCTATGGATTGAGTCCGCTTGAGGTCGCTGCCCGAGGGGTCGATATTACAAACTTTGTCAACGAGTGGAACGCCCGACTTCTCCAAAACGACATGAGGCCGCCCGGGGCGCTGACGACCGACCAGGCGCTTTCCGACGCGCAGTTCGAACGGCTCAAGAAGATGATCGGGAGCGATTGGGGCGGATATGAAAATGCCGGGAAGCCACTCCTCCTCGAAGGCGGCTTGAAGTTTACTCCCTTCTCTTTCGGCCAAAAAGACGCTGACTGGACACAGGTTGCTAAGTTGACGAAGCGCGAGATTTGCTCGATCTTCAACGTCTGGCCGGAGCTCATCGGGGACGGCGAAGTGAAAACATTCGCCAACTCACGGGAGGCGCGGAGGGCGCTTTATACGGAAACAGTCCTCCCGCTGATGTTCGAGCTTCGGGACGACCTTAATACCTGGCTCGCGCCGGACTTCGGCCCAGACATTCGTCTAGAAATCGCGCTCGAACGGATTGAGGCCCTCCAGGAGGACCGCGCGTCGAAGTTCGCCTATGTCGCCTCAGCCGATTGGCTTTCGATTGACGAGAAGCGGGCTACGACCGGCTACGGAGAGCTCGGCGGTGCGACGGGCGGGATGATTCTTGTCCCGATCGGGAAGATCCCGCTTGACATCGTCGGCAGCAAAGATCCCGAAGAAGCGACCGGCAAAGCCGGTAAACGGCCCGTAGACGGGCGATCTCCTGAACTAAGGCTACCACCCACCTTGCCCGAGGTCGCCCCACAGAAGGCCGGAAAACGCGAAAAAAGCGGCTTTTGGACGGCCTCCGTCGAAGTAAAAAGGGCGTTATGGGACAATTTCGTCTCCCGGGTCGAGGCCAAGGAGCGCTCGCTTATAAAGCCCGTCAAGTCGTTCCTCGACGCCGAAACGCGGCGGATCGCTGTCGAAGCCCGGCGCGCCCGCAATCTTGGCGAGCTTCACGTCGCCGAGATCATCGACCCGAAGGCTGAGGCAAAGCGATACGCGAAAGAGCTTTTTCCCTTATACGCAGAGATCGCGCGGCTTGCCGGCGCCTCCGGCGTCGCCAATTCGAAGGGCGAACTTATGACCCTGGAGCGTCGGGACCGGATTGACTTTTTCAATCTATCGCCAGAGCTGGAAGAATCGCTCCGGAAGATGATTTTGTTTTCCGGAACGAAACTCTCCGAAACGACGATGGCTCTAACCCGGGATATTCTCAAGACATCGGAAATGGCATCCGAGACTGTCGAGCAATTTACGCAGCGCCTAATTGAAAAACTCGATGCTCTTTCGCAGTTCCGCTGCCGGCTGATCGCCCGAACTGAAACGGCCAAAGTCGAGAACTGGGGGACGCTCGAAGGATACCGGCAGACTGAGTTCATTGAACGGAAAGGATGGCTTTGCGCCTTTGTCGACGAGAGCCGCGAGGAACATAAAGAGGCTGACGCCCGCTATTCGGACGCCCCGATTCCGTTGGGCGAGGCATTTGTGGTCGGCGGGAAGGAAATGATGTATCCCGGCGACCCGGCCGGCGATGCGGGGAACGTTTGCAACTGCCTATGCACGCTTTATCCTGATGTCGGCTAATGGAGGAGAACATGATCTCGAAAAATATGAAGCTCGAACGCCGAGCCTTTAAGTTCCGGCTGGATTCGCTTTCTGAGGAGGGCGTTTTCACCGGCTATGCCTCGATCTTCGGCGTCGAGGATTCTTACCGCGATATTGTCGAGGCGGGTGCCTTTAAAAAAACGCTCCGCGAGACGAAGTCCTATCCCTGCTTGTGGTATCACGACCCGGCCGAGCCGATCGGCATAATTACCGCCGAGGAGGATTCGAAGGGGCTTCTGATCCGCGGTGAAATCAATATGGAAGTGCGGCGCGCCAGCGAGATCCGGGCCCTGATGAAGCAGGGCGCCGTTAAGGGGCTATCGATCGGATTCGAAACGGTCAAGGCGAAGGTCGACGAAAAAAACGGGACGCGGACGATCAAGGAGATTCGCCTGTGGGAAGTTTCTTTGGTAACTTTCCAGGCTTGCCCGGGGGCCGAGGTTTCCGACGTCAAGTCGAGCTTCGCCGATGATATAGACGCGGCGCTCCTCGTCGTCGCCGACCTGGACGACCGGGCTTGGGCAAGCGAGGGCCAGCGCCCGCAGGTTCACAAGGCAATCGAGAAACTTATGGCACTTGTCGCGGCGGAGCCGCCAACAGGCACTGCGCCCGCAAACGACGAGCCGCCCGATACAGCGGAGGCTTCCGACCTTGCGGAAATTAAATCCTCGGTCGAAGAAGTCAACGCTTTCCTGACATTATGTACTTCTTAGGAGGTTACGATGATCGAAGAAATCAAATCCCTCCTCCATGAGCAAAAGAAGCTGATCGTCGACTATCAGGCGAAAAACGAAGAAATGCTCAAGGGGAAGATCGGCCCGGCCGAGCTCAAGGCGTTCGAGGACAAGATCGTCGCTCGGCTCGACGGCGTCGACAAGGAGCTTGTCGGGCTGAAGCGCCCGGCCTCCGAAGTTGCCGGCAAGCTCGAGGCGGCCGAGAAGAAGGCGGCCTTCGAAAGCTGGCTCCGGCGGGGCGAGCCGATCCCGGCCGAAAAGAAGGTCATGATCATCGGGGACGATACCCTGGGCGGCTATCTGGCTGTTCCGGAATACGTCGCCGAGATCATCAAGACCGTCAACGAATTCTCGCCCATCAGGTCGTTGGCCCGGATCCGATCGACCTCGGCGAAGTCGGTCCAGTTCCCGACCAGGTCGGCGACCTTTGCCGCTTCCTGGGTCTCCGAAATCGGGACGCGGAGCGAGGCAACGGGCCAGGTCTATGGGTTGGAGGAAATCCCGACTCATGAACTCGCGGCCCTCGTCAAGGTGTCCAATCAAGACCTCGAGGATTCTGCCTTCAACCTTGAGGCTGAACTTTCGGCCGACGCGGGCGAGAAGATCGGCGTCGCCGAGGGGACAGCGTTTGTGACCGGGAACAAGGTCGGGCGGCCTGAGGGAGTCGTCATGAATTCCTCGGTCGTGTCGGCTACGAAGACGACTGCGTCTGCTTCGGCCATCACCGGCGACGAGATGAAGGAAGTCCTCTATGGCCTCAAGGAAACCTACGCCCGCAACTCGACCTGGGCGTGGCGCCGGGCGACAACCCTTTATCTCTCGACGATCAAAGAACTGTCCTCGGGAAGCAATCAATATCTCTGGCGGCCCGGGCTGATGGACGCCGATCCGGCGACCTTCCTCGGGAGGCCCTATGTCGAATGTCCCGACATGGCGGCGATCGCGGCGTCCGCGAAGTCCGTCATTCTCGGCGACTTCCGGCGCGGCTATCTCATCGTCGACCGCCTGGCCGTCAACGTTCTCCGCGATCCCTACACCTCGAAGACGACCGGGACCGTCGAGTTCCTTTTCAGGAAGCGCGTCGGTGGCCAGGTGGTCCTGTCCGAGGCGTTCCAGCTCCTGACTCAGCTCGCATAAGGAGGGCGAAATGAAAGACCTATACCACAATCTCCTCGCGGCCCTCTCGATGTATCCGCAGGCCCTCACCAGCGCGACCAACGGGGACGCGACCGTGGACCTTGCCGGGTTCGAGGGTGCCCTCATCGTCATCGCCGCCGGGACGATTACCGACGGCACGCTCTACACCTGGGAGCTCAAAGAATCGGACGACAACTCGACGTTTACGGCCGTCGCCGCCGCCGACCTGGTCGGGACCGAGTCGACGTTCACGGCCGCGAGCGAGGACAACGTCGTCAAGAGCTTCTCCTACATCGGCTCGAAGCGGTATGTCCGCGTCGACCTGAAGACCATTTCCGGCTCGCCCGTGACGGGTGGGGTCTTCTCGGCCGTCGTGGTCAAGGGCGCCGCCCGGCACAACGCGGTTCAGTAAGCGGCGGCATGGAAGCGAAAAAGGCAATCGACGGGCGCGCAGGCGTCGATAGCCTTGACCGTGTACAGGGAGCCGGCGACGCGCCGCCGGCCCCTGGCTTTTTCCCGGGGGGAAGATGAGAGTCCGAGTTATCGTAGGGTTCGACTCATACTGGCCGGATGGTGTCACGCTAATAAACCACAGGGTAGAGGACGAGCTGGACGTCCCGGCTCACATCGCCTCTGCTTGGATTGGCCGCGGATGGGCGGCCGAGATTGGCGAGCAGAAGGCGATCGGTAGGGCCCCGGAGAATAAGGCCCTGGGTCCGGCACCGGAGAACAAACGGCGCGGAAGAAGGCCAGCGAAATAGCAGCGAAATCACGCGAGCGAGGAAGACATGGGCGACCTGATCACGACGGCCGAACTGAAAGCCTATCTCAACATTTCCGAATCGACGCATGACACGCTTTTCGGCGTCTTGATTTCGCTCGTCTCCGAGATCGTAAATAAATATATCGGATGCGAGCAATTACAGGCGACCTATACGAACACGAAAATAGACGGGAATGGGCGGAGAATTCTGGACCTCCCATACTGGCCGGTTACGTCGATCGGCACAGTAACCGAGGACGATGAAACGTTAACAATCGACGCAAGCGACGGCGACGCCTGGCTCAATAAGGAGCTCGGGTATTTGGAGAAGGCCGTCGGCGAGACATGGATGAATGAGCCGCAAATCGTCATTGTCGCCTCGATCGCGGCCGGCTATGCGGTCGCAAGCGTCCCGAAGCCGATCAAGACGGTCTGCTATGTCGAAGTCGGCCGCCGATGGAAGGAGTCGATCGGTCGGGCCTGGGGCGAATCGAGCCGGAGCCAAGCCGACGGGTCAGCGGCGTTTGTTGAAGCGGGGGATCTCCTGAAATCATCTGAAAAAATCCTTGAGCGATATAAAAGGCCCCGGATATGATTCAAATCTCGTATGATGGCGCGCAGGCGAAGGGCTTAATTGCCTCGGCGAAAAACCTGGGGCGCGCGGCGCGGCGTCAAGTTACAGCATGGGGGGGCGCGACCGTTAAGCGATTGATCCGGGCCGTGAGCGGCGAACTCCTCGGCCATTATAAAAATAACGCGGCGAAAAGCGGGAATCTTCGCCGGAATATCGGAATGAAGGTCGAGGCGGCGGAGGTCGATGCGGCGACCTTCGTTATCGCGACGGGCGAGTATGTCGGAAAAAAGGAAGTCCCATATGCCAAGATCCACGAATACGGGGGGACGATTAAGAAGTCCGACAAGAAGTTGACGATCCCATTCCCGGGCGTCCGCGGCCGGGCCC